TTTAGTTTTTTAAATATCTTCGATTCTAAGTCAATTGTTTTATTATATTTTTATCTCTCCGTTGATTGTTTATTTTATAAGTTTTAAAGGGGGCCTTTAAGAAGTACATATTCTTTTATTGGTTCTTTATCTCTTGAATATGATTTCTCCCTTATTTTTTTATATTTATGCCATAATATTAGCTCTAAAAATAGCAATAGCGTACAGCAATATATAGCTTCAGTAAAACCCAAAGGGGATGATGGTGTTTTTCGTTATGCCTTTTTTCACCATTATTTTTTCCTTTGGGTTATCCTCCGTTTTTCATCATTATTTTTTTGACTAATCTTTCTAGTTCATCTATCTTGTCTGCTTTTTCTTTTAACCTTGCCACTTCTGGTGAGTCTATGGTTATTGTGTGAACTTGGTCTAGTATGGTTACTTTGTCTATATTTTGTATGTATTTTTTCCTTAACTCGTGTGGGTCATCAAAATAATAGGATTGTCGGACATTATCCTTGCACCTACCTTGCAAACTATCGATTTCATCAAGTGTTAAACCATTTTCGCCACGTGCTAGGTTACTGGCGTGGAACTTACGGAGCATATGTGTCCTTAGTAAGGAGTAGCAACCTTTACTATGGCCACCTAATTGGTCATTCAATTCTTTGAACTTGACATTTAGGTAGTTCTTGTTTATCTTGAACAATTGCCCTTCTGGTCGTAGTTGGTCTGTCCTTGTCTCCAAATAATCTAGTATGGCCTTTGTCGCTTCAGGCGAACAGAAAGTATAATAATAATTATTAGTCTTTAACCGTTTGATGTGGAATATTGGTATAATATCCTCTTTTTGTTTCAATTCATTTATCACATCATAAATGTCTGTGCTATGGTGGTACTCATTGGTTGCAGTGATGAAATCCTGTAATGTGATGCTTGTGGTTTCAGCTCTTGCACAACCTGAAGATGTGATGAATAGTATGATCGCTTTCATCAATGGCTTACTGTGGTTGACTGCTTTCTTGATTAATTCCTTTGTTGGCAAATCATTGTAGTAGATGGTTTCGTATTTTTTCACATTCTTATTATTCAATTGTGGAAGCTTTGGGAGTTCTATCTCGAAATGATTATAAATTGTTCGGAGTCCTGTCATTGTTTTTTGTACTGTTACGAGTGAATAGTTCCGTTCGTTGATTAAATAGTTACGATGATTGATTAATCGTTTTTTTATGGTTCGGTTCTTTAATCTTATGCCCTCGTCCTCTTCTTTCTCTGCTTCCGCTATTAATTCATATAGGGGTAACCCTTGACTTTCAGTATAATAATTGATTATTGTCCTGTATCTTACCATTGTTGAGTGCATAATATTCCGTTCCATACACAATTGTTGGAGTAACTCTTCATCTTTTTCATTTAACATAATCTTCACCATTTTATTATCTCTTGTTTTATGCTCTTTTTAGTAGTGTTAATGAGCATTTGATTAGTATTTTTGGGTAAGTTTCAGAGTTTTCTTTGTTATCTTCTCAGAACTTCTATGATAACTCTGATACTTTTGCCCTTGTTTTATTGTTTTGTTTTTGGTGGTTGTTAAATGTACGATATGAATAATATTACATATTATTATTAGTATGATAGCGAACAATTATTTCGGAGTAAAAAAAAGCATTCAGAGGAATCTAGTATCCTCCGAACACCTTATCACCTTTCCGAACAGTTACAAAATTCTTGCACTCCTCATCCTCAACTTCCAAAGCACACTTATAAGTGCCTTCCTTAACACAATTCACACACTGCTTACTGTAAATCATGCCATAAGTCTGGTACTTAGATTTCCGCCTCATACTCATCATTCATCACTGTCTCTTCAACTTCCAATGGTGGCTCATCATTACCTAAAAACTTGAAACTGTTAGGATTATAAGCACTCCAAATAGTAACAATCAAACCGACCACTGCAGTCATAATAGTTACGAACTGGTCTTGACTCATATAAGTTGCAATGTATGGAGCAATGATAACATAAACCCATACCAATATTGTTGAAAGATTTCCTTCTAAATTATCCATTTTATATCATCTCGACTTTATAGAATTTCCTATTGCCACCACCGGTTGCTTTGTTTAGGGTGGTGGAATTGCATACTTTCGGACCTTTGGTTGGGTCCATCACATAATACTTGTTTGTATCTGCCTTGTAGCACATAATATAATGGCCATATGAATTACGATAACCTAAACATTTACCTGCACTTTTGGTTTCGATTTGGAGGATTACAGGACAATAATTATCAAGAGCTTTCTTGACTTCCTTGAACTCTCTTGGAATCACAGTTACCTTGTAACCGAGCTTCTTCGCACCCTCTATCAATTGTGATGGTGTAGTGCCTGATTTGTTTGTGCCTAATGTTTTCTTTATCTTGGACTCGTATTGGTAGTCGAATAAGAATTGCAGACACATTTGCAAGGAAGCCACACCACAAGAATATTTATCATCTTGGTAGTTGATCACTAAAGGATAATTGGCTTCACTATTCAAGGTTAGGTAGTTTGGTTCTCGGCCGTGTTTAAGGTAGAATTGCATGTATCCTTGGAATAGTCCACAGTATTCTCGTCTTGTTAGGTTGTCTATTTTTCCTTCTGTGTTTTTGAAGTTGCAATGTTTTGGTAACCTATGGTGTTCCTTGATGAATCGGCGTATCCTTTTACGGGCGTCTGTGTACTCTTTTTTGTTGTATCGTTTCATTATACTTTGCTCCTCCCACTTTGACTTGGGTAGTCTTATTATTCGCTGAATAAAATCTTATATTAATGGGTAAATTATACTGTTAGATACTTGTATTGATGTTGTTGATGTGGTGGCGTTTGAAACGCTAATGTTCCCATTTGTACCGACTAGGAATTTGTGGTTTCCTGCTTGGTCTTGACTTGCTTCAACCGCAAAATAAGATGGGGGTTCATAACCAGGTGTAACAGTACCGATACCACGTGTTTGTCTGCTTGTTACATTTGAGATAAGGTCGGCACAGTAGATATACACGTATTCGCCATTTGTTTTGACTACTCCAGTTGTACCGAATGTTTTGAGTTGTCTCCAACCGATGACTCTTATTTGTGTACTTGTAGTATTCGCTGAAAAAGTAATCAAACCCCATACGCTACAATTATAGGTTAGTGTGAATTGTCCGCTACTGTTAGTTGTTCCAGTAACACTACTCGCAGCAGTAATATCTGAACCGTTCAATTGTGTAAAGTTACCCTCACTCGCAGTAACGGTTACGTTTTCATCACTCACGGCATCACCGTATACATCATTCACGGTGATTGTTACTGTGATGTTACCATCGATAGATGGGTTGTAATCTGAACATTCTATACTGGTTATCTTGTAATTCTCACCCAAAACTGCACTCGCAGCCACATTATATCTTTCACTCATACTCCTTAATCTCCTATTGTTATATATAATTCCTTACTATTACTATCGAATCCAAAGCCGACAGTCTCGCTTGTATTATTCACAATATAAAACTGCTTATTCTCAAAACCAAATGTAACACTGCCTGTTTCCTCTACTTGCAAATAAATCTGCTTTGCACCATTGTCGAAATCGAATACAAAACCATACAAACTATACATTAAACGGTACACATTCCTTAATGCACCATCAACAGTATCACTAACCTTACTGATACTGGATTCCACATTACGGAAATCCAATAACTCATGCTCATTTAAAACATTACCATAACCCCGTACTTCTTCAGGGTTAATCCTTATCTGTTCAACCATATTAAATCATACCTCCATTAGAATGGTCTGTTCGGATAAGTGGACTGACTACCAGGAGCAGAACCATAACCCTTAACATAATTACCCCAGGCCTTGCCACCCCATTTGCAAGTGTCCACATAAACCCATTTTCCACTACTTCTGCTGATTAGTCTGCAGAACACATGACCTTTACTGCCACTATGCACATGAACATATTTCAAGGTCAAGTATTCGGTGCAACCAGCAGCATCACATAATGTTAGGACTGTCCTTGCTTGGTCGCAACAATTAGCCCTGCCCTTCTTCAACACAGTATCAGGACTTCGGTGGAAGTTAGGATACAATTCATACTTCACATGACTATCCACATATTTCACTATCTTCTTAGCCGCTGCCAAACCAGTACTGTCTCCAACAATATTCAATGCCAACTTACGAACATACTTTGATGGGTTTCCACTTATGACTCTTGTCTTCGTACTGGTGTTCTTCTTGGCCTTATTAGTTTTCTTGGTACTCTTCTTCTTTGTACTGGTTTTCTTAGTGGTCTTTGACTTAGTACTCTTCTTACTAGTAGTCTTCTTGGCTTCCTTAGTACCACTCACATTAACCTCTACATTCATACTAGTATCCAAGTATTCCTCATCACCACCAAAACTAATATGCAATTCATAATCGCCTGGATCATACTTCAAGGGTATTGTACATTTACCCTCTGCATTTGTAACCTTAGTGTAACTTGTCTTTGTTAGGGTGGTTTGGCCATCCTTGACATTATAGAGTTGGAATGTTACGAGTTTGTTGGCGGGGTATTGTATGCTGTCAGGGTTGGTGTCATCATAATCCATATTGACAAGTCGGACAGTGTAATCATACTTATTCGGATACTTGAAGCTACAATTGGAGGCTTCTATGAATGTATTATGTTGTATTTGTTTGACAGTGTTTACACTATAATTGGATAGTTCTATGGTGTTTTTGGCTATGTCATGCCCTTCTTTAGTGGTCTTGACTACTCTTGCTGTTAATAGTGTTGCCATGTCTGGTATTTTGACATAAACCTTGTCATGCAAGGCGTAATCATTGTAACGGCCGTGTCTTAGGTTTGCCACGTCCACTTTTAGGTCAAAGTTTGGTGTTTGCTTGTCCTTTAACTTATTAACAACGGTGTTATAGAGTACATAAACATCTTCAGCAGTGGTTTCCACTACACCCATCTTCGGACGGCTGACTCTTATATCACGACCATCTCTTAGGTCTGGTCTGCCTTTGATACTGGTATAGTTAGTGTCTAATACTGCATCGGTGGATACGTGTAATTGGCCACTTACCTTATCAAATGGTGCTTTCCAATACGCGGTACCACGCCAAAACTCCCAAGTGTTATTACTGCTATCGTTCTCGTCCTTTGTATCGTTTGGCTTGTAAGGACGGCTCCAGTAATTGCTATGAACATTAAAAGTACCTAATGATGTTTGAGCTGCTGCTAATGTTGAGGCAGTAACTGTTATCTTCTCCACTATCATAGGATAGGTTTCACCCTTAACGATTTCCAAGTTCTGCCATTTAGTAATCAAATCAGTAATGTTTGCCCTTGACAATCCATCAGACTCTTCACTAGCACTTAATACTGGGCTTATTGCATTGTAGGTTTCTGTCTCGTCTATTTCCAATTCGATATTGTCCAAGTTGAAACCGAAATCCAACACTTCCTCATGCACATGACCTATCTCACGGTTGATACAAGTACGGAATACTGTCTTCTCTGCTTCGGTGTCGTAGAGTTCAAAATAGGAGTCATCAGGTATGATCGCATTGCTTCTTTGGTTACCTTCCTCTATAGTGTTTTCGATGGTACTGTATGCTTTATCGATGTCTCCGACGGGTATGTTATCGAGTAATGCAAAGTCCTTTTCGTTGATGGTCATTCCAATATAATCCTTTTCCTTTTGTAAGGATATTATGGCTGATTGTGTATTGTCCTCGAAGCCAACATCAGATGAAGTCCATAGTAAAGGTTCGATTGTGTCATCTTCACCAGTATATACGAGTCCATCGGTTCCAAGTGTTTCCAATCCATTAGTAATACGGAACACAATGTTAGTAGGGTCAATGTTGGTAACTGGAGTATAATCAAACTCTACAATGTCATCAGCATCTTCAACATCATCATAATCATCGGTGGCGGGGTTGTCATCCTCATCATAAATGTATGTGGTGTTGTCGATGTCTAGGAAATCATACTCCAAGTCCAACCGCCAAGGCTTAGCCACATTGATAGGGTTAAGGAAATCCAAATACCTATGGATAGTGTTATTCAAGCAATCTTTTTCGTACCTTGTAACGAACACATTACCTGTTTCCTCTTCAATATGACGGAGTAAAGTCATTAGGTTTATGGTTCCGCTTATCCCTATTTTGGCATTATAATCGCTTAAACATTTTTGCACTACTCCAATGTTGAAGTATTCACCGAACCAGTAATTGAGTGCATTCCAGTTCACCACCACTGAGTATTCTTGGTTGTTACTATTTGAGCTGAAAGTAAAACCATTCTGTGATGTAAGTTCAAGTTGGCTAAATAATGGAGCATAATTCAACTCTACCAATACCTCTTCACAATCACAAGTGAAACTATTCTCTTGATATATATCCTGCTTAACTGAAGTGTTGATTACATACAAACAATCAGTAAGGTTACTATCACCATGTATCCATATCTTATTACCGATACGGAAGAGCTTCTTGTCCTCGATTGCATCTTGGAATTTGTATTCAAGGTGGATGGTACGGAGACCACCACGTTCGATAGTCTCCTCAATGCTACATAGTTCAGGGTCAAGGAATTGCAGAAACTCCTCACTATTATCCAATACTACAATATTCATACTTTTTACCACCTTTCATTAAACCTTACAGTTAAGACTGTACAGTTGATGCCCTCGAATTCATACTCACCAGATAGGCGGAACCAATCGCTGTTATGATCAACATACTTACTGATGTCTATCTTGGTGTCTTCATCCTTGACTAGGTAGGCGATTCTGTCTTCGCAGTTGATTTCGACTGTGTATTCGTTCCAGTCTCCAGTGTATCCCATATTAAAGGATTGCTCAGTGTTATTCTCTTTTATCTGAATATTTGAGCTTGATGGTCTTATTCTTATGATTGGGTTTAGTGGTGCTAGGCCGTTTGCATTTCCGACAGTATTTGTAACAGTATCTTCAAGACTATAACTTGTGCCTGATGGGATTGTTAGTTTGGCCTTGACATTGTAATCTGTCAATTCAGTATCAACATCAAACGGTTCCTCCATGATATATTCGAAGTAATCGTTTGGGTAATGTGTGAACCTTAAATGTTTTGGTATTGGTCGGTTGTACTGGTCTTTCTCGTTGGTGAAGAGTTTGGCCAATTGCCTTAACATATTAGTGCTTGTTTGCAAATCACAGTTACTAAGGTTGAATTCTATCTCGATTGTCTTCTCACGTATGTTTTGTCGGTATGCATCGTTGGTGTCTGTTCCATCAACAGTCAAATAACTGGTGTCTGTTTCCAATCCTTCAGGTATCTTGACTGTTTCAATGAATGCTCCATAATACGCTAGGTTCTCGTCCTCGATTAGTACACCGATTTCTTGGTGTATGATTGGTTCTAGGTAGAATGTTATGCTTACATCGTTGAAGTTGATATTAGATACTGTGTTGGTTAGGATATTTGAAGCTGACAATTCGATTTCCCAATCCTCCAATTGTGTTAATTGTAAGGTTGTGAAACCCCAAAGGTCTCCAAGTCCACCAATGCTTATCTCGGTACTGTTACTGTCTAATACTGTACTTCTTTGTCCTATTTCACCATTTGGTTTATGCAGTTTTGCCTGTACTACGATAGGGTCTGTCTGTTCCACAGTTGCCTCGACTTTCACTCCACGGATTGCATATTCATCATTGGTTCCATAATCCTCATCAAGTGGTAATTGGTAAAGGATTACACTATCTCCACTTTGGTTTGCCTCTAATGTTAAGGTCGCTGTTTCCTCATTACCTAGTAAAGCTCGGATTGGCACTGGGTAAAGGCCAGCAGGTAACCTGTTAGTGTATAATTCTTTCTCGATTATGCAAGGTTCTGTGAATTGCAAGGTACCAATATCATAACCATAAGTTGTGGCTTCAGGATAATCACCAGTCAAGACGATGTAGACAGGATAATCTTTATTATAAGTGAATTCTACTTCTACATTATCATACTCATTTAATCCTGCTGTCTGTTTTGAGAATATGGTGGCTTCGTAGATTTCCTCATCAGTAGCAGTATCACTTACACTATTGCAGACACCGATACGATTATTATTGTACCAATCCCTTGTGAAACTATCAGTAGTGTTATGCTTAATGTCGGATTGTACGATGTAGGTTATACCATCACCTAATCTTTCGTACTCTTCACCGTTTATTTCAAGTACAGTATAATTAGGAGCAGATAAATCTTCTTCATCTGGCACAACCACCATATAATAACTGAATAAAGGAGTGTCATTTTTATAACCATTCCAACCAGTTTTATTAATATCATACTCAAAACATAAAATAACATATTTTCCTGCTTCTTTAGGGACTAAAGGATAATTCCAAAGATTAACCAAAGGAGTTGGCCAATAATCAGATATAACAGATGACCATATAGTTACATTATATTCACTACCCAAATTATTAGTATAAATGATAGGGGTGTCTTCTTGCAATAGTAAAGGTTCGTTATTGTCATCGACTGGGAATGCAAATACTGGATTTTCTGCTGTATGGGGTATGTCGCTCACATCTATCCATATTCCATCATTAATGTGAATGTTATGATAATCAACAATATTCGCTTTGCTCTCATCATCGATTATTGGCACATTGCCAGTTTCTGACTCTTCTTGCTCACTTGGTGGTCGCTCGGTAATGGTAGCAGTCAAAGTCTTACTACCACTATACAAAGACTCTACAAGTGTAAAGGTTCCAGTATATGTATCGGTTCCTACAGGATAAGTTACATTAACATCAAAGGTTAGGTTAATGTTAGCAGTACCCACTTTTGAAGTCAGTTTAGGATTCCAAGTAATAGTACGATTATTAACCCTATTATAAGTGCCGCTACCACTCGCTGACTCGAAACTAAAACCTGATGGAGCAGTCAAAGTCAATGTTGGATTATATGATGTAAGGTTCTTATTACTGATGCTACATTGAATAGTGTACTTTTCTTCATTGTAACCATCACTCACTTTAGTAATGTTCAAACTGTAACTTGGCACTTTATACTCTACTTTAATGTTCACAAAGGCGAGGCTAAGGGTACCAGTGCCAGTTCCACTGTTCTTCGGATAATTAACCTTTACTCCAAAGCTTGAACTGTTAACGATGGTACGGGTCAAAGCGGAACCAGTGAAGGTCTTGGATGAAGTGGTCAAGGTGGTCTTGGATGGTGCCACACCAGTAGCACTAAAACCACTCACACCAAGTAATGAGATAGTAGGTGCTCCAACACTGCACTTACCACCCTTCTTCTGCCTATAAGTTACGATTACTTTGGTAACTTCAGCACCAGTAGGCAAGTTAAAACCAAAGTTAGTGAAGGATAAAGTGGAAGGACGGTTAGGGGTAGTGGATTTACCCTTAACATCAGATGTAGTCGCTAAACTACCATCACTACCATTCTTCAAATTACCAAGATTACTGAAACTGGAATAAACAGTACCAGTAGTCTGAGATATAGTACCTGCATACTTAATAATACTCGCCAATTTTATACACCTCTCGCACGATTACCTTTCAACAATAACCTATCCTTAACCTTACCATCCAAACTCTGGAAATCAGGACTATTAACAAGACTATTAATAACACTACGGTCAGTAATAGCACTCCTTAACATAGCAACTAAAGTTTCTTCACTAGTGCCTTCAGGTAAGTTAGTGAAGTCAAAGTTAAAGTTAATGTTATGATCTAAAGTCAAACTTTCATTACTAGTTGAATAAACATTAGCAGATTTGGATTTGTTAAGTTCCTCTAACATTCCTTCATAGTCGAAACCATATGCTCCACCACTACCACCACGTGCGGTAATTCTATTATACCAACTTTGAGCATTACTGTAAGTCTTCTTAGCCCAACCTACAATGCTACTATAAGCTTTTTGGAATGGTGCGGTTAACTTACTTGTCAATCCTCCAAGGTTAATGTTTGTTATGCTATGTGCAGCACTTTTAATCTTACCAACTGCTGCGGAAACTCCACCGATAGCATTACGGAATGGTGCAGTAATGATATTGACTAGTCCACTTAATAATCCACGTATAATGCCTGGTAAAGCACGGAATAGGTTCTGTACCTTTTGAACATTACTCTTTGTAGTATTATACCATTGCTTAATTGCATTCCATAACAGTTTCACTACAGTTATTACTAAACGTATAGGGAATGTCATTTGATTCCAAGCCACACCTACTGCATTTATTAAAGCACGTACAAAATCAAAATTACTACTACTGGATACTCCAAAGAACCTTAACACTGCATTCACTACACCAGTAACTGCCGGTACAAGCCAATTCCAAGCACTAGCCAAAGCAGATAAGAATGATTGCACATCAGGATGATTAATGAATGCAGACCATAATCTCATAACTCCAGCCCATATGCTATCAAGCATACTGGAAACATCAGTCCAAAAACCGAACGCTTTACCGATTTCATAAATAATCAACACTACTGCAGCACCTATCGCGATGAATGGTAATAATGGAGCAACCATAGCCCATAAAGCAGTAGCCGCAGGAATAGCAGTAGCAGTCAGTAAAGTGATAGCACCACTAACAGCCATATAAGCAGGTACAGCCAATGCAAATGCCGCAGCCGCAGCACCAACCACACTAATCAAACCACCCAATGGTCCATTCATAACCATACTAATGGTATCTCCAAGCCAGTTCAACACACGCCCTGCAACTTCCAAAGCAGGTATCAAAACTGGTAACAAGACTTCACCAGCCAACCTTTCCAATCGGCCTTTAGCAATATCTAATTGTTCCTGTAGTCCAGCCCAACTCTTCTTATATTCTTCGTTGGCAGTTTGTCCTTCGTTCATACTTGCGGCCATACCAAGTGCGGCTGCTCTTTGGTTAGTGTCCAGTTCTTGCCATTTGGCCTTAACCTCATCCGCGGTAGCACCAGTCATACCCATAGCACTACCAAGTTCTTCCATAGTGATACCAGTACTGGCTAATTGTCTTTCCATGAGTGTTGATCGCATAGCCATTGATGAGAACTTGTCGCCCATTGATTGAATATCAGTGCCTAATAATGTTGCTTGTGCACCGGCACCAATCATCATCTGCTTGAAACTGCCCATATCAGTGATTCCACGAGCAGTAGCCTTAATGAATGATTCTCTTATCTCTCCTCCTGCACGACCAGTAACCCTTGACAATTCACTGACAGTGTCGGTCATCTCATTAACACTAATACCTGCTCCTTCGGCTTCGAGCCTTGCCCTCATCATTGAGTCTTCAAAACTACCTGCCTTGTCAGCGAAATCCCATAAGGTATCTGCCAATTGAGAGAATACCTCGGCACCAACCAAACCACCCATAATATTAGTGATTTGTTCCAATGGGTCAGCAGCAGCCTCACCAGACTCTTCCATCTCATCCAAGCCCTGACTACCAGCCTCTGCTCCTCCTTGAACAGACTCACCCATATTCTCTGCAGCTTCAGTAACACTTTCAAAGGTATCGGATGCCTCATCAACCGCCCGAAGTATAACCTCTAATTCTTCTTCCATATGTTACCTCTTACTTTTTTGTTTTGAATTTTATCCCGTTCGCTTCGCACAGAGCAGTTAACTTAACATCCAAATTCCTACGATAAGCAATGTCTTCAGCTGCACATATGCTAAAAAAAGTTTGCTGACACAATGTCTGCATCCAAAACGGTGGAGCCTTTATTATGCCAGCCTTGTATTGTTCGTAAAGGATTTGTCCTTCATTGCTCTTTGCGAAAGTTTTTGATAATTGTTAAATCATTATTAGTCAAGTTGCTTATGCGGACTATCTCTTGG